GCATCATCAAATAGCACACCGTTTTCAGTAGTTTGATCAGTTTTGTCTAGTAATACCCATTTAGTTGTTCCTGCATTCCAACGATAAATTTGTGGGAAGTTTTCTAAGTCTGCTGTGCTAACCCATAGGTCGCCTTCAACTAGAGTACTTACACCATCTGATTGCTTTGTTGGAGCACTTGCTGCAACAATTGGACCAGTTGCGTTGTTTGTGCTTGTAGGACCTACTGCGCCTGTACCTGTGTGGTCATAGTTATGATAACCAACCCAGTCTGTACCGTTATGAATCATAATGTCAACTTCGTCAACAACACTGCTGTACCATAGTGCTCCATCTGCTGGAGTTGTTGTTGGTTCACCGTCTTTTGCAGTATATGTTAAATCTGCCCAGTTACTTGCTGTGAACTTTTTAGGTGAAGTGTTAACATCAGTTCCTGGTGAGTAATATAGATTTGCAGTTGAACTCGGAACAGTTGAATCAAAAGGTGTAAACACATTATCTAATGTGCTATCCCAGTCAATAAATCTCATTTCTCCGCCAAGTGCGTGTGTGATAACAATTTGGTTTTTAGTGTTAACACTTGCAGTTACGTTTACCATGCCTGCGCCGTTGATAGCATCTGCCATTGCTTCTGCGTCTGTTGTTGCACCTGTTGCTGTCCAAGAAATGATACTTTGAGTACTTAATGCTTCTTGTCCTTTGATGCTTTCTTGAATTTCAAATGTGTAACTACCGCCATTAAATGTAGTTGCTGTAACTGCTGCACTAGTAATAGTTGTTGCACCAGTTGAGTTTCTACGCTTAAATGCAAATGTACCTAAAGGCTCACTGTCTTCGCCGATGTTGTATACTGTGTATACGCTTCCTAGTGGAATGTTTACACCACCGCCTGTTGAGTCAAGATTGTAAATTGCACTTTGACCGCTTGCATACATTGGTGCTGAAATAGTTGACCAAGTGCTTGTTGCGTCACTGTATGTTTTCATTGCAATGTTTGCACCCAAGTTTGGAGTAGTTGTTTTAATCCAAATTGAACCAGATGGACGTGGATTTGTATCACGTGACTTGTATTCTGGTACTTGTGTATGTGGTGCAATTGTTACTTCTGGACCGTAGTATGTTTTTGCAGTAATACCTAAATCTGATAATAGTTGTGCATCACCTGCAACAATAATGTCGTCCATCATGTCGTCTGCTGTTGGTGCAAAGTATAGTGCTAGTGCACCACCAACTGCTGCTGCCGAAATACCATTTGATGATAAATTTGCATTGCCGTTAATGTCTGCTACTACCTGAGTTAATGTTGTGCCTGTTGTTGTTACTGTCCATAGAGAAGATCCGTCAACTGTAAATGAAAGATTACCTGTACCTGAAATTGTTGGATTTGCTGAACCAACAACAAATGGCCAACTATTTTTCCAGTTGTTACTACCAACTTCTACCCAAGTACCGGCAGTATTTTTATACCAAATTCTGTTTACAGTAGTTACTGCTACAACTGCGTAATCGCCGATGCCACCTACGCTGCCTTTTGGTGTATAATCACCGCCAGCAAAATTAACAACTTTTGTTGTATCTGTAATTACATGTGGAACTTTATTTGAGAATGTTTGTCCGCCTGCTGCTGATGCTGCTGCGCCATTCCATTCAAAAATACCGTAGAATGAATCGTTTGTGTCAAACCAGTATGACCCGTCTGTTGGGTTACCAGTTGTTGCTGTTGCACTACCTGTAATTGCATCTAGGTTTAAATCTGTACGCACAACATATGCTCTGTTTGCTACGCCAAGGAATGAATATGCTGCTTGTAGACCATATTCGTTTTGCTCGCCGCCGTGAATTGGATTGTTGTTTTCGTCTGTGTAGAAAAGCGGATCGCCAAATGTTTCTGCTAGTTCACGTTGTGAACTCATCAAATAAACTTTGTTTGCATTCGCTTTTAACGTACCAGGTGCTACACCTGTGCCACCTGGATTAGTTTTGTTTTCTTGTGTTGCCACAAAAATAATTGGTGTTGTGCCTGGTTCAGCAGGAGTATAAAAACTCTCGTCAATAACTGAAACCTGTACACCTGGTGATACTAATGCCATTGTAATTTTCTCCTCATGGATCTCGTTTATACTATTATTTAGCAGATCCTGGGGAAAAATACCGGTTTTTAGCGGTTAACTACGTAGTTAATTTAAATTTATACAGTTCGTCTACCCAAAACTCTAGGTCTTTAAGCGTACCATTGTTGTCAATATGATAATCTGCCATCCAAGGTTTGAGGCTCATACTATCTTCAGATTCAGGAGGTAAGTAGTCGCTACGGTCAACCCAAACAGCATAATCAAACACACCAGCAATTTTCATAGCATAAAATTCACGCTTGTTACGTAGTCCGCAATAGATATCGTGGGCTTTAAATATTTCTCTGCCTAACTTAGCAGCATCAGGAACATTGTAATCACAAATAGCATTATACCATTCTGCTCGATGATTGTGTCTATCATTATAACACTCATCTTCGCTGTTATAATTGTATTTCTTTTTTAACATGTCATAGATAAACAATTTAGAGCAGAACTGACTACTACTCTCAAAACTATAACCGTATTTGTCTCTAAGGATTTCACACACAGTGTCCTTTCCGTGACGACCATGTCCAATAATTAATAATTTTTTACGCATGATTTACATTAACATAAAATGTTATGTTTGTCAACCAATAGTAAATGCGTATCCTGTTCCACCCGAAACTGCTAGTGCTACTTCTGCTTCTAGTTTTTCCATTTCGCTTTGGGCTTCTGCTTTAAGACTCGCTCCATTAAGGCTAGTACCGCCTTGAGGACCTGCAATAGTAGCAAACTTCTCACGTGCTTCTCCTAACATGTATTTGCAGGCAGCAAGTGTATAATCTTTGATCCATTGTTTTGCAAGATAATCATCCAATAATTGCATATCAGGACGATACATATAAACTTCTAGCAATACATCTTCGCCTTCGCCTGCTCTAGGACGTTGTAATATAGTTAGTTTCTTTGTTGTAGTGTTCCAAGTAAATTCAATAAAACTACCAAACATTCTACCAACTAGTTCTTGTTGTTGAGCAAACAATTCGTATGTTGCTAATCCGCCCATGCCAGATCCAGCAAGCAAATAAGCATTTGTATATGCAAGGTTAAACGGTTCGTATAATGTTCCGCCGTCTCCGCCGCCGCTACGTGAACCAACACTTCGTCTATATACTTTGTTCACTTCTACAATTTCATGTGGAAGTGTATAATCGTTTTGATCTTCTAATAATTTTAATCCAACGTATGCTTCTTCTACGCTGTGATCGCTGCGCATACGATAACGTGTTAATGCTTTTTGCAATGCTGCTTCATAGTGCATTGGGTCTAGTTCTACATCAACCATACCGCCGCCGAGCATTGCGTATACATAATCAAAAACGTGTTGTTTTGCTGTTGCTAGGTTTGTGTCTGCCATAGGTGTTCTCCGTACAGTATTTATGCATAAATATAACTATGCCAAGACTTAGTTTATACAGACCAAACAAAACACAGGATTATGAATTTTTAGACAAGATTGTCTATGAGCAATTCAGTGTAGGCGGAACTGACATACATGTTCACAAGTATTTAGGACCGTTAAATCCAGAAGAAGGAGATGCAACATCAGCAACTCCACAATATAATGCTGTGAGTGAAACAAACATACAAGATATGTTGTTTATGGAAAATAGAGATCGCAAGTATGATCCTGATGTATATACTATGCGTGGAATATACAACGTAAGCGATACTGATTTTAATCTAAGTCAGTTTGGATTGTTTTTACAAAATGATACATTGTTTATGACCATACATATTAATAGCAGTGTTAAAACACTTGGCAGAAAAATAATGAGTGGAGATGTTATCGAATTTCCGCACCTAATGGATGAATATGCTCTAAACGATTACAGTGTAGCATTAAAAAGATTTTATGTTGTTGAAGATGTAAATCGTGCAGCAGAAGGATTTAGTCAAACTTGGTATCCTCATTTATATAGAGTAAAATTAAAACAAATCATTGACAGTCAAGAATACAAAGAAATACTTGATTTACCTGCAGAAGATGAAGACGGAAATACACTTAGAGATATACTAAGTACATTTGAAAAAGAAATGCAAATTAATAATGCTGTGGTTGCACAAGCATATGATGATGCACCACTATCAGGTTATGATGTAAGTCATTATTATACATTGCAAGTTGACGAAAACGGTACACCAGAAATTCGTTCAGCAGAAACAGATGAAATTACAGCAGATGCAGACATGACTGCTGATAGAATAAATGCTAAACCTAGCAGAGCAGGTTATAAAGGTTACTTGCTTGGTGTAGGCAGTTTGAATGGTGAAGTGTTTGGTAGCGGTATAAGTTTTCCTACTGACAACGTTGTAGGCGATTACTTTTTAAGAACAGACTTTTTTCCAAATAGATTGTTTAAATATGACGGAGTTAAATGGACTAAAGTGCAAGATAGTGTAAGAGCAGAACTTTCGAATACAGATACAAAACGTACACAAGTTGCATCGTTTATAAACAACACAGCAACAAACGAAATTAGTGGTGAAACAGTGAATGAAAGACAATCGTTGTCAAAAGCACTTAAACCAAAGGCAGATAACTAATGCAGTTTTTTTATGACGGACAAGTAAGAAAATATATTACTCAAATTGTTAGAATTATGAGTGGATTCAGTGTACAAGACGGAAATGGTAATTTAAAATCTGTACCTGTAACATATGGCGATTTAACTAGACAAGTTGGCAATATTTTAAGAGACAACAGTGAAAACAAACTTCCGACTGTTCCTCGCATGAGTGTGTATGTTACTAACATTGAAATGGATAGAAGTCGTACAGGCGATGCAAGTTATGTTGATAAAGTTAATATTAGAGAACGTGCATTTGACGAACAAAACAACGAGTATCTAAATACTCAAGGTAAAAACTATACAGTTGAAAGACTTTATCCAGCACCGTATACATTGAGTGTTAACGTAGATTTATGGGCAAGTAATACAGAACAAAAATTACAAATGCTAGAACAAATATTAGTTTTGTTCCGTCCTAGTTTAGAATTGCAAACAACAGACAACTATGTAGACTGGACAAGTTTAACAGTATTACACATGACAGATGTAAGGTGGAGTAATAGAACTATTCCTATCGGTGTTGATTCAGAAATTGATATTGCAACAATGAGTTTTGAAACACCAATATTTATTACGCCGCCTGCAAAAGTCAAAAAACTTGGAGTTATCACCAGTGTTATTGCTAACATGTGGGACGAAAACAAAGGAACTATTGACTTAGGATTAAGTAATCCAGAAATCAATGCATACGGCGACGATTTACCTCCGTTACAAACAACTAACCAAGAAGACGGTACTACCGACGATGGAAGACTTGATACAATTACAAGGATCGATCCAATGCTTGGAAATAGAGCAACTAATGCAACAACATTTAGAGATTACGGAATCTATGTTGAAGGTAACATTGCAAGAGTAGTTGACAAAGACAACAAGGTAGGAACTATTAACTGGAGAAAAATTATAGAATCTTATCCAGGGCAATATAGAGCAGATGTAAGTGAAATTAGACTACGTACAGACACAGGGTTTATTGTTGGAACATTTACACTTAATCCGTTGGATGAAAATCAAATCAGTGTTAATTGGGATGCTGATACATTGCCAAGTGGCGATGTTATCGACGGTCCAGCAAGATCTGTAAATAGTTGGACAAGTTTTGATAAAGTTATCGATCCACTTGTCTACAATCCAACAGCAGATAAAGTACCGGGATTTAGAGTATTAACACTAGGCGATATTAACAATAGTCAAAGTGTAGGCGACAGTGCATACGATGGTCCAGATGCCTGGAAAAATGCAGACGGCACTGATTTTGTTTGTGGAGCAAACGACTTGATAGAGTGGACTGGCACAAGTTGGGTAGTTGTCATGGATGCAACAGACAGCACCAATGGTATCAACAGTAAAAATCTTAATACAAATATTATTTACAAATGGACTGGCGAGGAATGGTTACAAGCATACGAAGGTTACTATCCAGTTGGTACATGGGACATTTATCTTGATGCATAATTATTTGTATGAAGAAAATTATTTGTAGTGGTGCACTTTTTTATACATTAGATACTAATCGATTTTTACTTTTGCATAGAGCACAAAGTAAACAAAATAATGTTTGGGGATTAGTAGGCGGTACAAACGAAGATAGTGAAACTCCTTGGGAAGCATTGAAAAGAGAAATGCAAGAAGAAATAGGAACACTTCCATCTATTGTAAAAACTATTCCACTAGAAACTTTTATTAGCAACGATTCTCATTTTGAATTTCATACTTATTTGTGTGTTGTAAGCAAAGAATTTATTCCAGTATTAAACGACGAACACAACGGTTATGCTTGGGTAAGTTTTAATAACTGGCCAAAACCACTACACAAAGGGTTGTTAAGTACATTGCGTAATAAGAATAATGTACAAAAATTAGAAACTATCTTTAAACTTATTGAATTCATTTAACAACCAGTTAAAGTCGTTGATTTTTCCAAGTTGATCTTTACTAGTTGCAGATTCACCATATTTTTTGCCTTGAATAGCACCATTGATTGCTGCAAGACCAAAAGGTTTATCTTTACCTCTTGTACACCAAACTTTTAACCTAAATTCAGTTTCTTCATCTAGTTGACCGTTAATTGCTTTACTCGACAGTTTAACACATTCTCTAAATGCACTACGCCATGCACTAAATTCGTCTGTATTAAATTTAGTAACGTTACTGATTCTATTTACAACTTTAAATGATTTACCAATGCTTGTTGTCATATCTGTAGTAGTTGTATCCATATTTAGTGTTAGTTCTCTAGGAAGCAATTTGACTGCACCGTAACCATAAATTAAACCATTAATTGGATTTTTGCTTTTCCAAACATGCACAGCATTTTTACTATCAGGATCATATGCAGGAACATAATAATCAAAATTAAAATTGTCAACAATTTCTGCATCTGCATCAACAATCCAAATCATATCTGTGTTGCAAAGTTTTGCTGCTGCAATGTGTGCATTATGAATACCTTCAACACCGTGTACACGCTTTGCTCTTGGAAATCTTATTAACAAATCTTTGTAATTCTTGTCCGCATGTTCTTCGTCTTTGCTAATAAACACAATATCATATAATTTTGGAGTACTTGCAACAATATTATATTGTTTTTTATTTGTAAGAAATCTCATATTAATTTCACGTTCAGTAACATTGGCATGTTTACTCACAAGTGAAATGCCGTCCCATGCATCACCATTTTTAAAAACATGATGTGTCTTTCTTTCAAATATTTGATCATGTGTGAAATAAGTATTAAAATTAAATGAGTTATCTACAACAACTTCGCTTGGTATCATCCAAAACATTTCTGTTTTTGATTTCTTAAATGCTTCTAAATAGTCTTGGTAATTTTTTATTTTAAATTTATCATATTCAACAGGACCACTGGCAACAATATCCCATTCTTTACGATTTGCTATTGTTCTAAATTCAATTTCTTTTTGTGTAAGCGGTACATTTTTTGACAACAAAAATAAACCATTGTAATGTTTTTTGCCATTAACTTCGTGCGCAAAAACATGATTTATATTTCTGTCATAAGTGTTATGATGACTAAAATAAAAATTAAAATCAAAGTCTTGTGCAATTTTTATATTATTAGTAGTAGCCCAAAACATTTCTGTTTTACTAGTTTCAAGAGCATTTAAATAATCATTATAAGTTTCTATAACAAATTTGCTAAATTGTTTAGGATAACTTGCTATGACATTGTGTTCTTTTTTGTTAACTAAAAATCTTGATTTTATTTCTTTCTCTGTTACCGGACTGTGTTTACTAAACAAAATTATTCCATCATAATTTTTATCATTTAAAAATACATGATTTGTAGTTCTTTCAAAAACTTGATCATGAGTAAAGTAATAATCAAATTCAAAATTTATATCAACTTCTACATCACTAGGAATACCCCAAAACATTTCAGTCTTAGACGATTCTAATGCCATGTTATAATCTTTGTAATTATTAATTACAATTCTATCATACCAAACAGGCCTACTTGCAACTATATTCCATTCTTTTGCATTAACAATATGTCTATGTTCTATTTCTTTTTGTGTAACTGGACTGTGTTTACTAAACAAAAATACTCCATTACGGTATTCTTTACCGTTAACTTTATGAATAAAGTTATGATTTATTTTTCTGTCATATTCGTTATCATGCGTAAAGTAATGATCAAATGCAAAGTCTCTACAATCAATGTTTTCGCTATACCCATAAAACATTTCTGTTTCGCTGTTATCTAATGCACGAAGATAATCGTCATAAGTTTCAATAATAAATCTTTCATAAAACACAGCAAAACTTGCCATTATGTCCCATTCTTTTGCATTTGCAATATGGCGATATTCAACTTCTTTTTTAGTTAAAGGTTTGTGTTTGCTGCAAAGAAACAATCCGTTGTAATATTCTTTTCCATCTACCATGTGTACAAAAGCATGATTTTCCTTTCGATCATATTCGTTTTCAAAATCAAAAGTCATTTTAAAATTAAAATCAGTTGTATCTATGTTTGGAGAATCCATCCAAAACATTTCAGTTTCACTGGTTTCTAATGCGTGTAAATAATCCTCATACGTTTCAATATTGAAATGATCATATCTTTTATTTTTACTTACAATATTAGTGTGTTCTATGCGATTTACTGGATGCCTATATTCAACTTCTTTTTGTGTTAAAGGCGTGTGTACACTACACAAAATCATTCCATTAAATGATACACCTTCGTTGTTTTGATGTAAAAACACATGATTTTGTTTACGTAAATTTCTATCGTGATGACTAATATAAACATTATAAATGTCTGTAAGCATTTGAATGTTTGAACTACTCATCCAAAACAATTCGTTTGGTGTTTTCTTTAATGCTTCTAAGTATTCATCATACGTGTCAATTTTGTACACAGGAAAGATTTTTGGATGGCTTGCAACAATATTCCATTCTTTCTTTTCAGCGTAAAATCTATAATCAACTTCACGTTCAATTACTTCGACATTTTTACTAAACAGCACAATACCGTCGTATGTTTTACCATTAGCAAACACATGTGTAATATTTCTATCGTATGTGTTATGATGTGTAAAATAAATGTCAAAATCAAAGTCATCTGAAACTTCAACATCATCGGGCACACCCCAGAACATTTCAGTAGTACTACGCTCCATTGCCAGTTTGTAATCAGCGTAGTTGTTGATCACAAACTGATCAAACTTTTTTGGCCGGCTATATACCTCCGGGTGTTCTTTTTTGTTTGCAATAAATCTGTGATTAAATTCTTTTTCAGTTATAGGACTATGTTTACTAAACAGTACTACGCCATCATATTCATTATCATTTAAAAACACATGATTAATACGTCGATCATATTGATTATGATGATCAAAATACAAATCTAAATCAACTACGTCTTGAACGTCCGTTGGAACATACCAAAACAACTCGCTTTCTTTTTCTAACGCTAACTGATATTCTTCAAATGTTTCAAAGTTATACACAGGATATTTTTTAGGAGTACTTGCAATTAATGATACTGTTTTTTTATCTGCATAAAATCTGTGTTGTAATTCTTTGTCAGTAGGGTTGTATGCTTTTGGAAATAATGCAATACCATCAAACACTCCTACATTACCATTTCCAAACACATGCACAAATTTGTGACTCCAGTCATCAGGACGATAACTAAATTTAAAAAACTTTCCCAATTCAATATCATTAGGCACAAGCCAAAACATATCCGTAGTAGACATGTCTTGTGCTTGTTTATGCGAACTAACAACACGAGCATGTGGAGCACGTTCTTGTATTTGTGTAAATAGTTCGTCTGTTTCTAAACCTAAATAAAATACATCAAACACATCTTTGCCACAATATACATCATAGATTGCTGCAATATTTTTGTGTTCAATTACACCTGTATATTCAACTTTAGTAGGAATAAGTTTTGCATATTCCCAACTTTTAATTCTTTTGCTGCTTTTATAAACATACGGAAATACATGTTTTTTATTTAATTGTTCTTCGGTTGGTTTAAAGTGCCAAGGAAAAGTTCTAAGTACATTAATATTTTTGTTAACAATCCAAACGTAATCTGCTTTATCAGCATATTGTGTTGCAACAGTCTCGTCGTCGCAATTGTCAGTATAATGTATTGGATAGATTTGTAAAAAATGATTTTTTAATACATCTTGTCCGTTGTATGTTTTTTGACCGTATCTTTCAAACTTTTCAAATATATTCATTCTATAACCTAAATGACTTTGTACCGTAATGTGCAATTTCTTGGCTTAAACTTGCATCAACATACACATCAATTCCTGCATCGTTTGCACATTTACAAAAATATATATCTTCGCCTGACAAATCTTGTGTATCGTTATTGTATAGATATGTATGCCAAGGTTTTCCTAAAACTTTATAGACTTCTGTTGAAACTAACATACATCCCATACCAACTGCAAACACTTTGTGTAAGTCGGTGATGGCAGATAATCTGTTATCTAAATTATCTGCATCAACAAATGCAGTACTTTTGTAAGGCGGAACTCTTGTGCTGTATGCTGCTGCTACAATATCTTTATTGTGAGACAATAAGATTTCTGCGGTGTTAGACGGCAAATGCATATCACTGTCTAACCACAGTATATGTGTAGCACCCCAATCTAACGCTTCGTCTATTAGACTATTACGTTGTTGAGGTATTACTGTTCCTAGATTAAACAATACAGTGTGTTCAACATTATGTTCTGTAAGTTTACTTGTAATCTTAGAGAGACTTAATGCAAATCCTGCATGAACTGTATCCCGTGATGGAATACAAATTGCAAGTTTTATCATGTAATTGTTTCAGAAATTGTGTCGTTTTTGATTGCTGTTTCTGCTGCAATAGTATACTGGTTCAAATCATTTGCACCTTGTACTGCAACTTTTACTGCTTCTTGAAAATCTTCAACACTGAGAGAAGACGCTGCTAACATGTTTTCTGGCTGTACTTTGCCAATAGTTAACAAGTCTGCACCCATAATACGTCCAATTTTTTGAACCCAATGATAACGTTCATCTGATTCTGGAATATCTAATTCTGCAATCGCTGCACGTACTTCTTCTTCTAGTTCTGCACCTAATTCAGTTGCAAGTTTTTCTACTACTGCTAGTTTGCGTTCTTTGGTATATTCTTGTGCTAAGTCAATGTTCATGACTTCAAATAATGTTTTCATAATGTGCTCCTGTGTTATGTACCTTGTCCACCAAACGTTGCACTCATATTAATAGTATTACCTACACTAATACCCATATAAGTGCCAAGATTACCAAGACTGTATGCTCCGGAAGCAGAGAAGTAGGTGTAGATCTGTGTCATTGTTACTGCTGATCCGGTTGCTGGTATAGCCATATAATAATCCTATTTCGTTTATATTAACACGTTATTTAAACATTGTCAACGGTAAGAGCCGACAAAATCGGCTCTTACTATATCTTATTTATCCAGTAGTTTTTGCACCATTGCTTTGAGTTCATCAATCTCTTTTTGCTGTTCTTTGATTGCTTCAATTAATACAGGCGCAATACGTTCGTATTTGACTGTCAGATAATCTTCGCCGCTTTTGCTTTCGCCTGTATCAGTATCAATATCAAATGGTGCCGGAGCAACTGCTTCAGGCAATACTTCTTGAACTTCTTGAGCAAGTAAACCAACTTCACGTTTTTCAGTATCGACATCAAGTCCCCACTTGTGACCTTCGTTGGTCCAGTTATAAAGCACACCGTTCAATGCTTTGACTTTGTCAAGTGCATTTGGAATGTTTTCGATGTTGGTTTTAAGTCTAGCATCTGATGAGTATGCTGTAACTTCGCCTGGGAATAGTGTATTACCATTATTATCTAATATAGTTGCAGTTCTTACAAGTGTACCAGTTAATGGGGTACCTGGGCCGTACTGTCTATGATAATGCGGTTCGGCACTTGTACTCTGTCCATCATCACCTGTTGAGATTTCCAAATAACCTGCGTTTGATGCAGTAGCAGCACCACCGAAGAACCACTGATCGTTGTCTCCCATTGTACCAGTAATACCGCGTTTAGCAGTACCGCTATTACTAAATGTAATGTTTGCTGTAGCAGCGTTTTCACCAGTTGTTCTTAACAGTCCAGTTAGTCCAACGCCACCGATACTATCAGCAGTAATGCCACTTAGTCCGCTACCATCGCCGCTATATCCAGCAGCCGTGATAGTACCAGTAATGTTAATGCTACCAGTACCACTTAGTGTACCACTAAACGAATCGTTAGAATCGCTGCGTAAGAAACTACTAGCGTGTATACCATCTACTAAGTCAGCATCTAGTCCTGATCCATTACCATCATTATTAGCATGCCAATATTTGTAGAAGGTTGCACCATCGCTGGTATATCGAAGTTCACCTGTAGTAAACATAACAATGTTACCGCCACTAGCGGCGTGCATGTACATATCATAAGCACCAAATATTGCATTACCTATGTAACCCATTGTTGCATCGTTTTGATCAGTAAAATACAGGTACGATGTAGCGTTTGCACCGGCACGATCGGAACGTTTTAATGTAAGTGGTTGCGAACTTGTACTGCTTATAACGTAAGCACCTGTTAGTGTATCATTTGCGTCACTGCGTACAAAACTTAGACTGTCAACACCATCTAGTGTTGCTGCATCAACGCTGGTTAGGCCACTACCGTTACCAGTAAATGTATTTGTACCAATGTTGATATCGCCAAATCCGCTGGTAATCTGACCTGCATCTAGTGCACCGGTACCAGTAATACCTGTGTAACTACCTGTTACTCTTGCACTTGGAACAGTTCCGCTACCCAAGTTAGTAGCATTTAGACTTGTTAGTCCGCTACCATTACCGGTTGCAGTACCACCAAACACAATGTTTTTAACAACACTTAAACCACCGCTAAGTCTTACTGCACCGTTGCCTGTAGTAGTTGCTTCAGTTGTATCACTAAATGTTTTGATACCACCCATTGATTGGTTGCCACCAAGTCTTGCGCCTGCAACTGTACCAGTACTCAAGTTACTTGCATTTAGACTGCTCAGTCCGCTACCATTACCTGTAAATGTACTTGTTCCAATATTGATGTTGCCAAAGTTGCTTGTAATACTACCGCTATCAAGAGCACCAGTACCTGTGATATCACCTTGGTGTTGTGTAACACTACCTGAAGTAATACGTGCATTTGGTACGCTGCCAGATGCAAGATTGCTTGCATTCAAGTTGCTTAAACCACTACCGTCACCAGTAAAGATACTGCTACCAATGTTAATATTACCAAAGCCACTTGTGATACTACCTGCATTCAACGCACCTGTACCTGTGATACTTAACTGGTGTTGTGTAACACCTGATACTTGGATACGTGCATCCGGAATAGTACCGCTTGTTAAATAACCAGCATCCATATCACCCATAAAGTTATCAGCAGCAACATCTTTTGCAACTCTTAGACCGCCGCTGATTTTAACTGCTGCTCCATCTGTTGCAAACGCTACTGCTATGTTTGCATTGTCAGTTGCTGTAAACCTTGTTAGATCGTTTGATGACAATGTAGTAAATGCACCTGTGCTTGGAGTATTTGGACCAATTGGAACATTATCAATATCGCTAATATACAAGTCACCGTCGATATACATATCAGCATTTGTTCTTAAATCCAAGCGCACAATTACTTCTGGATTAACTTGACCTGCTGCA